TTAAACACTCCATTAGGATCGAATACCTGAAGTGAATTTAAAACTAATTTGTTACCTGTCTTTCGTGCATGGTGTCCACAAAAGTATAACTCGCCATTTGCTAGTGTTGCTCTAACCATTGCTTGGGCGCCACATTTGTCACAGCGCTCTGTAACTGCAATAGGTCTTTGAGTATCTATAGCGATTGACATAGGTTAATTTTGCCCCCTTTATCGATTACTGTATGCTCATACCAGAAGGAGCAATAATGCCAGTATATCAGTACGCTTGTATAAGTTGTGATCTTGATTATGAAAAGGAGCGTAGCATTAATGATCCAGAATCAAAATACTTCTGTAACAGTTGTGGCTACGCTCTAATTAGAACCTATACTCCAGTTACCGCCGTTTTTAAAGGTGGCGGATTTTACAAGACAGATAACCGTTAGTTGTAGTCAGGATCTTCTAACTTTGTTGTAGGAAGTTCTTCTACCATTGCTGTAGTAGCCGCTGCATTAGAACCACTGCTACCAATAAGAAGACCAGCAAGTGTTCCTGTAATAAACGTTGCTACGCTACCTAACACATTAAAGAACATCTTATCGTTTTCAGATTGTCCAGTAATTGGTTGTGTAACAAATATGAGGGCATACATAATTCCAACAGCGGTTATAAATAGAATTGAACCTAATGTAATTCCTAATATAAACTTTAATCTTGCATCTAAATCTTGCGGTGATAATCGTTCTTTAGCCATTTTGTGTTCCTTCTATTTCTTCTCGACTAACTAAATCTTCTGGACACGCCCCGTTGGCTGTACAGATTGGTGGCTTGCACTCTGCATTTTCCCAATTTTTAGGATCTTGACATGGATATCTGAAATGCCCATCATAACCACAACTAGAAAGAAGGGCTGTCAAAATTACCGTAAAAAATATCTTTTTTAACATAGACTAATTATCAGTCCTGTTGGATGCCTAGTCTTTCTAAATACTTTTCTTTTTCGCTCATTATGTACTCTTCAACACGTTTATATTGAATTTGAGTCTGTTCTTCAGTTGCTTTTACTTGTTCTTCAGTCATTTCTCCACTTAGTTCTTTAAAGGTCTGGACAGCAATGTCTAATTGATTTTTAATCAGGGCTGCTTTCAATTGAGCCTGGTTCCATAGGAATTCAGCGTGTTCTTCTTTTCTTTGTTTCTTTTTTTCTTGAGTTTTAGACATATCAAAAGTTTATCATAGATTTGAAAGAGCAGTTTTTGCGTCCTCATGCTCAGGAGGCGCATATTAAGTTGTTACTCTAGGGTAACTTACTTGTACTGTTCTTTCTCAATATATGGACCTGAAGTAAAGGCTGTAAGTTTTGCAGCAATTTCCATAGCCTTCATTGGTTTAGCCCCAGCATGTAGAGCACCCAAGGCATATACAGCACCCGATCCAACCGCATAAACACCGTCCATACTTCTCATTACAGCCAAATCTTGATCAATATCAAATAGTTCTCCACCAACAGCCATTAAAAATTGAAAGCGTAATCCTTCTTTAGATTTATCATGGTCCTCGTTAAAGTCGTATCCATTCTCTGTTAAACACTTTCTAAAAGAGGGCATTGCTTTTGCAATCATAAAGTGATAGACATCTTTAGAATCTTTGGCAGTTAGTTTTGGTGGATTCCAAATATGTTGAGCGATATCGCAAGGAGAAACCTCCCCAGAACCAGCAATTATAAAATCACCACGTTCGCTAATCTTTGACATTTGTGGATGTCGATAGATACGACCACTCTCATCTGTTACTTGGTTGTCTGCAAGTAAGATGCAGCGATCTTCGTACTGTACTCCGATGATGGTTGTCACGGGCACCCCTTTCAGTAGAAAGCCCCCATAGAATACCAGAAATATCCATGGGGGCTGTAGGGGTAAAATGTCCGATTTAAATGAATTTGACCAGTTCTGCCCAAGTCTTAGGTCCAACGATTCCATTGGAGTCTAAATTGTCGTGATTGTCCTGAAATGCTACTACGGCCTTCTTTGTGGCTGGACCGTAGTCTCCATCAGCCACTAGTCCAAGAGCATGTTGAACAACCTTAACGCCATTGCCTTTACTTCCAGGTTTAATAGTTCCTGGGAAAGTCGGTGTATCCGAAACAGGTACGCTTGCTTCAACTTCATTGCCAACATAGTTTGGCCGACCGAATCCAACAATAGATACCATAACTTTCTTTTTGTTAGGTATGTACCCACGAACTTTCTTACAAACTTCTCCGCCATTACGTTGATCACCTTTTGCAGTTCCTGCGGTATTACCTTCAATACAGGTAACAGTTCCATCTCCGTTATTTGAAACAACAATACCTACGTGAGAAATTCGATCTACACCATCTCCTGGAAAATCAAAATAGGCTATGTCTCCTGGTTTTGGAGAGGCGTCTTTTGCATCTACCCAAGTCCCCATCTTTCTAAAAGTAGTTGCTCCAGCCACAGTTGAGACGGTGTTAGGAACCTTTACACCCACCTGATTTGCACACCACATAACAAAGGACCCACACCAAGGTAGAAAATTAGCCTTGGTAAATTTGCCATACTTAGTCTCATTATCTTTTGGACCTTCAATTGTGCCAACTTCTTTTTCAGCAACCTCAATAATGGCTGCTGCTGTTCCTTTGTCTGCCATATCTAATCCTTACTCTGGAATTGTGTCGTTAAATTTATCTAATGGAATTCGCCAAGAATTCTCTGGAGCATAATGATACTCGTCCTTTGTGCATTCCTCAACGGGAAGCCACCCATAAACTTCTACTTCTGAGTAATAATCACGGTCCAGTACTCTGGCACCGACAAGAATGACCCCTGGTCTGATGTCCTTGGGAAATACTGGGATCTCATCTTTGGTCCTGACTGACTTGACCTCATAGACAGGCATTACATCAGGAAAGTCTTTTCTAAAGTAATGCTCTTCATTAGTGTAAAAGGGAAATACAAATGGCTGTTTATATAGTTTGGCCACAGCGTACTCAGCAATAATAGTCCTTACATTTGCCGCAATTTCTGGCTCTAGGTACTTCTTATTGTCACCTGCATAATTAGGTCGATCAATACTTCCAAACTTAATCATCCATCGGTTTAATGCAATATCTGCACATGCACGAACTTCTTCTTTTGATAAGTTAACAATTTTACTCATATTGTTTATTCTTTAATACTTCACGTTTTTGATGAAGGTAATCGCCCGTAAATTTAGTAGCAACCCGTAATTGTTCTGTAAGAAAGCGGGATTCATCTTCTTTTGTTTCATCTCTTACTACATGAGATAATGGATTTTCTCGTTTAAAAGGAATATATTGAACTAAAGGTGTTCCTCGTTCAATAAATATTTCTGTTTTTTTACTGTGAAAAATAAGTTGAATGTTAATTTCACTTGCAAAGTCCGTATGCAAGATTCCTGGCATAGCAGAGAAATCTTTATTAAACTCATAGAACACTGGCAACTGTAAAACTGAATAACCTGGAGGCGTAATAAGTCTCCATGGAGCAATTGCTTTTAAAACCGCATTTCCAGGTTCTCCATTACTGTACGGAGTAACAAAATCAATTAATTGATTTTTTGGGTGAGAATCCCAAGGAAATATATCTAACCCCTTTCCTACATTCGCTCCTTTTCCAGATAACCATGTAAATTTATTGTTTTCTAAATCTAATGTAATTACCGTGTCTGTCCACATAGGAATAATAAATCCTTGAGAAAAGTATTCTGGAAAAGAAGGACAAGCCTTTATAGTTCCTGCTACGTCGTGTAAGTGTTCGTATCCCGCACGTTTTAATGGCATATCTTTCCACCACTGCGGAATAAACGCTTTAGCGGGACGGGGATTAATTTCAGGTATACCTGTTAGACCTTTGAATATTGAAACAAATTGAACAGTAGGTTCTTCAACCCTCTTCTTTGGCCACATATAATTCCTTTGGTATTCTACTATTCTAAAATGGAAAATGAACTCTACTTTAAAGATAGAGTAATCAGCAACTTTACTGAAGAACTTACTGTTTACGCAAATCAGCCTAATTTAAAGTTTCTTCAAATTGGAGCACACGTGGGCCACGCCTCTAAATGGCTTTTAGATCATGTTTTAACGGATCCTACATCCATATTAGTAGATGTTGATATCTGGGACGATAACATGTGGCCAGGAATCGATAGAGAAAAAGAGTACGATAATAGGCTTGCATCATATTCCAATTTAAAAAAAGTAAAACTTTTAAGTAATGAGTTTTTTAATGTAAATACTGAGTTTTTTGATTTTATATATGTAGACGGAAGCCATACAAATCGTCAAACATATTACGATGGAATAATGGGATTTAAATGTTTAAAGATTAATGGGGTGATGGCATTTGATGATTATAAATGGGGCAGTGGATTTGGACCAAGATATGCAAGTACAACCAGTTTTATAAAAGAGTACAAAGAGTTTATAACGTACAAAGTATTAAGAGATCAAATGTGGGTAGTTAAAGTTTAATACTATTGAAATTGTTTGAAGTGAGCAGGGTGAATATTGGTTGGAACGTACTCTTTACCCATACGTTCGTCATGACTTCCTTTGTCGGTAAAGTTAGTCATCATGGCTAGATGACCACCTAAAAAGTTTTCTTTACGTTCACCTAATCTTGGCTGACGAAAGACGGTCACAGGAACGTGTGAAACGCCCTCTGCCATTGCAGCCTCTAATCTATGATGACCCTCACCAATGACGCCCCATTTATTCTCGTGATCATATGCAACCATAATTGGATTATTAATACCTTTGCCTTTTTGAATATCTCCTCTAATACTAGCAATAGTTTTTTCACTAGACGGCTGTGCATCAGCACCTCTGCGTCTGTGTTCCATCAAAGGAATTAAGCGCTCAGTCCTAACCATGCCAGTAGCACTCTCAGTTGGATCTCCTTCAAGATGACCCTTGCCACCTGCTTTTCTTACTTGAACATTATCAGGAACAGGAACATTAAATTGTTTTTGATTTAGAGTATTCATTGATTAGGGTCTATGTTCCCCTCTTTATCGGCACGATAGTAACTAATGTTCTTAGTTGCCATTGTCTCAAATTTCTTCATAGATTTCCGCTCTTGGAACTTGTCCATCTTTTCTACAACAGGAAACTTAGCGTTAGCATTAAATTGCTTTTGGGTGTAATCAACGACGTGCATTCCTTCTGTAGTTGGAACATGATGAACGTAATGATTCTGTAGATCTTTATCATTTCTATATTCAACTACGTGAGATCCATGCGGTAAGTAATCATGAGCATAACGACAAGCCCTATCGCACTCACCATCTGCACTCTCTTTACTTCCGCCCATGTATCTTAGTTGGTTGTTATAAGGGTCTTTTAGATTACCTGTAGCGCCATGTTCTCCACCAAGTTCAGGATGATCTTTATCTGTAAGACTCTTTGCAATATGAGTTAACTCTCGAGGCGTATGAATTAAGGGTTCTTGTTTCCAGACTCCGTGAGAAAACTCTTGACCTCTACTCATTTTAATACCGATGCCACTTGTCGTTTTACTTTAAATCCTTTTCTAGATGCAACTGTGTTATCTATACCTAAAACTTCTGACGCCCCCATTGAGGTGTCATTAGACATAGGTTCTACCTCATAAATTTTTCCATGAGAGACACTCTTACTCTTATCTCCTAATCCCATACCAGTACCAAGTCTGGTTTGAGTATGAGCAACGGCGCCTTCAATGCTTTGTGTAGCAAAAGCCCAGCCACCCTTTAATCTAGGCGTAATTGTTGCACCCTCCTTTATATCTTCAATGCTTCCATGAAATAATTGTTTAGATAGGTTATCTTCAGCAGCCATTATGCTTTCCACTTCCTTGGTGGATTGTATGAGCGTGTGCGATCTCGTTTATCACTTAACTTAGTGACAGCAGTTACGTGCACGGTGCTGCCCTTCTTAACAGGAACTTCATTCTCCCAATACTCGTCATAGACTTGATTCTTCTGCAATACATCAGAACGAGTCTCACGACTCTTCTTGGCCACTTGTCCTTCAATTACAACACCTGCGCCACGCCGAATTGGATTTCGTGCAAAACCTACTGCTCTTTCTGGATCATCTGTCCAGTGCATGCCGAGGGGTTTTTTTACATCGGTAGTAGAACTTAAACCACGATAAAGAGTATGAAACTGTTTAGGAGATAGATTACTCATACTGTCATCTCTCTTGGAT